CATTTTCAGTATTTAGAACAGATACAATTACTGATGATGGACTAAACAAAACACTATAGAATGATTTAATGTATGTACCACTATCTTGATATATATCAGACATACCACCTTTATTGCTTTGTGTATCTGTTTGCTTTAATGATACATTTGGAACTGTGAAAAATAAATCACCAATACTGCCTAGCCTAGTATATATATTAACATCTTCATTAATTGTGCCTAAAAATTTAAAAGGTCTTTTAGTGCTGCAGAAAAAGCTATTCATACACTTTCTTTTTAAACTTAATTTTTTTGCCCATCCACTTTGATCACCACCTATCCAATCCCCATTTTGTGATAATGCAATGCTTTTAGCAGGAATAGATTTATAGAATTTTAATAATGATTTAAATATATCATCTACTTTATTAATATATCCCCTGCCTTTATGATATGATAATTTGTCATCAAACCTATAACTGAAATCTGTATAATCATCATCCATTTGTAAAAAATATGTTATACCTAAATCTTCAGCTATTTTGAAACAGGCATTTCTAGCATAGACAACAACCCTTTTATCATTGAAATTATCAGCAGTATCAAATTCTATATCATCCTTATTAAATGTTATTACTTGATCTTTGTATTTGGTTTTATATTGATTTAGTTTTTTATCATCAGTTGAACATATTAAATAAATTTTACCTGTATACCCAAACCTATCTAATGTTTTATATGTCTTAACGTTATCAGGTCTACCATAGGTTAATATAAATACAGCAAAATCATCATTCATAATATTCCATTTTTTGTAAATGAATCAGCTATTTCATTAGTTAGTTTTACATATCCATTTTCAATTGCTTTATTAAAATCAATAATAACAAGTGCAGATTGTTCCATTAGTGATTGAACATCTTTATCTGAATGTGCATAGTAATCTGCAATCTTACTGTAATCAAAAACAATATGCCTTTGTGCTGTAGTAATAAGTAGTTTTTTTTCTTCTTCTGATATATCAGCTTTATTAATGTTGTTTATTAGTTCCTGATATTTAGAATCATCATACAAATCTTTTATTTTTGGTTTTTTATTGTTTGGCTTGTATGTAGGTGCTTCAATTTTTCTTGTGTATTTTTCTTCTTCTTCAGCTTCTTTTTCAAATGGAAAACCATCTAAACCCCAATCTTCTAGTTCTTGTTGTTCCCAATCATTACCAAGCACATCCCAATCCCATTCGCCAAAACCAACATTGTCT